ACAACAGTATCTGCTATGACTAGGGATAAAGAAGGTAGACATACTACTGACCCTACTCATGTAGATGGAACAACTGTTCGTATGGCAGTAATTAAAGAAATGTTTGAAGATATCCACGACAGAATTGATGGTGGTTTTGTTATTGAAGATGGAGATGGAACAGAAGTAAATATATCTGCAGGAAAAGAAATTAAATTTGTTGAAGGTGCAGCTATAGATATTAACTGGACAGATGTATCAGATGGTACAGATGCAGACCCATATGATATGACTTTTGCTGTAGATATTAATGGTGCTACAGATGGAACTGGTATTGTTGTTGATGTAGCAAACGACAAATTATTATTATTTGATGCAACAGATAGCACTATTAAAAAAGTTAACGCACAACAAGTTGCAACACCACAAGATGTACATCCATTCTTAGTAATGGGAGGATAATATGAGTATGTTAATGATGCTCAAAGAAGGTGGAAGTTTAGTAATAGATACTATTGGAAATTTACCAATAGATGAAGATATAGATTTACTACCAGAAGCAGGTGGTGGTGGTGGAATAAATGAAGGCGAACAAATGATGTTGTGGTCCGATAGTGGTCATGCACTTATTTATTTGCCTGAAGAAACATTGCTTTTGGTCGGTGCGTAGTATAATATAGAATAATATTAGGAGAATAAAATATGGCAAATGCGTATAAAATACTAGGACAAGTAGCAGATGCATCACTTAATGATGTTGAACTCTACTTAGTTCCTGCTAGTACAGAAGCAATAGTATCTACCATTATTGTATGTAATACAGAAGCAGCAGCTAATACATTTAGGATTGCAACAAAACCTGATAACTCTGCTGTAGCTGATAAAGATTATATAGCTTATGATGCAACAATCGAAGCTAATGATACTATTACATTAACACTTGGTGTTACTTTAGAAACAGGTGCAGAAATATCTGTTGGTGCTTCTGATGCTAATGTAACATTTCAAGCATATGGCACAGAAATATCATAGAGGTTTAAATGAGTTTAAGTAGAGTTAGCGAAAGCAACATCAAAGGTGGTGTTAAATCATCTTCACTAAGAGAATTAAAAAGACAAGATACTCTTGAAGTAGAATTTTTAATTATTGGAGGTGGAGGTGGTGGTGGTGGTGCTAAAGGTGGTGGTGGTGGTGGTGCAGGTGGTGGTGGTTACCTATCATCTATATCAGGAGAAAATTCTGGTAGAAACTCTACTGCTTTAGACCCACTTGTAGTTTTTTTTAATCACGATTATGACATTGAAATTGGTGCAGGTGGTTCTGGTGGTTCAGGAAATACCTACAATGCAAATGGTTCAAGAGGTGGAGATAGTCAATTTGGTGTTTTAAAGGCTTGGGGTGGTGGTGGAGGTAGTGGAGTTGCCAATACAAGAACTGCAGGTGGTGGTTCTGGTGGTGGTTCTGGTACACAACTTTCAGCTATAGACTATAGCGACCAAGCAAATCACAGAAACCATAGAGGTGCAGGTGGTTCATTTGGACAAGGATATGATGGTGGAGATGCTTCTTACTGTTGTAGTTACCTTTCAGGTGCAGGTGGTGGAGGTGCAGGTGGTGGTGGTTCAAGTAGATATAATAACCATAATGGTGGTAATGGTGGTTCTGGTATATCATCTTCTGTTACAGGTTCTGCAGTAACTAGAGCAGGTGGTGGTGGTGGTGGTTGTGCTAGTGCATATACAGGTGGTACTGGTGGTTCTGGTGGTGGTGGTGATGGTAGAAATGCAAATAGTTCAGGTTTAGCAGGAACTATAAATACTGGTGGAGGTGGTGGTGGTGCAGGTGGTCAACACACTTCTGGAGGTGGTGGTGGTGCAGGTGGTTCTGGTGTAATTTTCTTAAAATTTGATAGTGGTTACAATTATTCATATACAGGTTTAACATTAACTGAAAGTACAGTAGGAACTAATACAGTTTTAGAAATAACTGCAGGTCCTGGAACTATAAGGTGGTTTTAAATGGCACATTATGCAATTATAAGTGAAGATAATATTGTCGAAAAAGTAATCGTTGGCACAGATGAAAACGATTTAGATAGTTTACCTGAAGGTTTTTCTTCTTGGGAAGAATACTTATCTGATTATTATGGTAAAACAGTTAAAAGAACTTCTTACAATGCAAACATAAGAAAAATGTATGCAGGAGAAGGAATGAATTATGACCCTACTGCAGATGTTTTTTACCCTGAACAACCTTTTCCAAGTTGGACATTAGATGAAAATTTTGATTGGCAACCTCCTACTCCATATCCAACAGATAATACATACACTTATTTTTGGAGTGAAGAATTATATAACGCAAATACTAACAATGGTTGGTTAGAGGTATACGAAACCCCTAGCGAATAAAATAAGAAAGGTGGAGATGTGAAAAAAAAATTAACAATAGTTCCTTTGTATGATTGGATGGCAGATGTTCCAGAGATTATTCCTCAACCTGCTAAAAATTATGTACCTGATTGGTATAAAAAAACTCCCATAGATAATTCTGATAATCTAGGTTTCAAACATAAATTAATTCCTACTAGCAGAACAGTAAGAACTTGTCCTAGCTTTATGGATGTATTCAAAGATGGATATGTTTTACCTTCACCATGTGATATATGGTTTAAAATTGGAGATAATGGTGATGCTTGGGAGTGGCAAACAAGCACAGATGTATTTAGAACAAAAAATTACCAGTTAATTGATGAACATCATGATGGTCAATTTATAGAACATTTACCAAATAAAGAAATAAAAAAGGTTTTTAAAATTCATTACCCTTGGTTTTTTATTGCACCAAAAGGTTACAGTATTAGACAAATGCCTATGATGTATCACTATGATAAAGATTGGTTTGTTCCTTATGGAATAATTAAAAATGATATGTATGCAGAAATAAATCCACAAATATGTATAACTTCATATAACAAAGAAATATTAATTAAAAAAGGTAGTCCATTGTGTTATATAATTCCTTTCAAAAGAAATGATGCAATCAATTTAGAAATAGGAACTATGGACCGATATAAAAATGATATTGAAAAGAAAAGATATGTTCCTTCTTCTACTTTTAGAAGTAGCTATCATACATACGAAGATTAATTTTCCTGCCACCACAGGAAATAAAAGAGGAGTGCCACCACACTCCTCTTTTTATATGATATAATCCTGCTTATGGATTTCATAATTGGATTTTTATTAGGTATTTTTTTAAAAGATATTCTATCATCTCTTAAAAGATTAAGCACTTGGGATTGGGAAAATCGTAACTACTACGATAAAGCATACTCCTGGAGTGATGATATCTATATGTCAGAGGATGACCTTCCATAATGGCTACTTCAAAATCAAGTAATGGATATACCCAGAAGGAATTAAATCAAATGATATTAGATAAACTTGAAAAGATTGAAGAAAAGCTAGACCAAAAATTAGACAAAGCAGAATTTTATAAAGTATTAGGATTACTGGTAGCAGTAGGTGGTGTTGTTGTTGCTGCCATAATGTAGGAGAACAATGGCAACATTAAAAATAGACACAAAAACAATCATTCCAATAATTGCAACAATAGTAATTAGTGCATTTGGTTGGGTATTCAACTCGATAGAAGAAATTAAATCACATCAGAACGCTTGTGATGCTATGGTTATGGAAATGAATAGTGAATTAGATATGTTAGAATCTAACTTTACTGAACTATTATTTAAAATAGGTGGATAAAATATAAGTATGTGTAAGGTATGTATAGATGAAATGGGAAAGACCTGTGGTTGTAATAGTTATAAGAATGATGCAGGTACTAATATTACTTTATGCGATTGTAAGTATGGTTCAGAAGGTAATCTAAGACTATGAATATTATTAGTAGAGATAGTTGGGGTGCTAAACCTAATAAGACAAAGTTTAGTAAACTAGGAGAAGTAAAAGGTCTAGTAATACATTGGTCTGCTTATCCTACAGCTATAGGTAATCAAGCAGAGATGGACCAATGTAAGAAGATACAAAGACTACATCAAGTTGACAGAGGTTGGAATGATGTAGCATATAACTTTTTAGTAGGAGATACAGGACAGATTTATGAAGGCAGAGGTTGGGGAAACAGAAGTGCAGCACAAGGTGGCAACAGTAGGCAAGAGATTAACTACAATAACAAGCATTATGTTGCTGTGTGTTGGCTTGGTGGTAGCAAACCTACCCACAAACCTTCAGATAAAGCTATTCAATCTGTTAAGTGGCTCTACTCACAAGTAAAAGGAGAATTAAGACCACACTCCTCGTTTAAACAAACATCCTGCCCTGGTGATGCTTGGAGACAGTTCATTATTGAATGGGATAAAGTTGATACAGAGGCACTAAAGAAATCTACCAATGTAACAGCAGAAGATATAAGCAATGCTAGTGGTCCTGATTATGTTAATTCAGCTACAATAAATAACAAATTGTCAGAGATACTTGCTAAACTAGAGAATATAGAAAATAAATTAAAGTTAGGAAAGTTGATAAGATGAGCGAAGAATACAAAGATTTATTAGAGCGTTGCTTGTGGACATTTGTAGAAACATTTGCTTCAACACTTGTCATTACACCTGCACTAGGCGTTGATATAAGCACACTTGAAGTTGCTGCTTTATCTGGTGGTGCTGCTGTATTGTCAGTATTGAAAACATTTGCTAAGAAAAAAGTATCTACACCAACAAAAAAAGTTTCTAAGTAATTAGAAAAACAACAGGGCTAAAGGAGGTAGTATGCCTAATGTACCAGAGGAATGGGGTAATAACTTTTATAAGTCAGGGTGGCAACCAGGACTAGAAGTTAATGAACAAACAGGGTTAGGAGAAATAACTCATGTTGGAACAGACCCAGACTATAGAAACAAATTAGATTCTATATTATTAGAATGGGGATTTGACCCAGAACATTATGAGATAGAAGGTTCAGTTCGTGCATCAAGTTGGAATGTACAACTTAAAGGTGGTAGAACAGAAACCTTTTATGCGTTTAAGGGTATTGTCAGGAAGAAAAAACCAGGACAAGACAAGTACTTTAAAGAATTATTTAAACAAGCAAAGAAGAAACCACCAATAAAAAAGAAAACACTTGGAGGAGATACTGCCTTCTTGTTTTTCATG